CTCATTCTAGCTTTCAGATCTTGGAAAAAATATTAGAAGGTGAGCACTCTTATAACATATCAAAAAACATGGGCATGAACTTGGGTTATGATTATAGAGATGATGTGACATATGCAAAAGACGTCATACTACAGTCAAAAACCCACATGTTTTCAGCTAGAGCTATAGAAATAGGAGCTAAGTTGCTAAGAATGGATCATAATGACACATTTGCAGATGAGATTATAGCAGCCTGTACTAGATTGAATGTGAACAAAAGCATAGATGAGTATGCTACATATAAGTCTTCATCAACCAAGGAAACAGAACGATTTAATGAGAAAAAAGACAGGCAGAATCCCAGGAGAAGGTGTATAGAAGGAGTTCTAGATTTGTTGGATAAGGGGCTAAGAACCAGCTTTGATGTTGTTAGAGAATACAAGTCTGAAGAAACTTTCTATCATGTTTTTAAGAAAAATCAGATTGGTGGAGTTAGAGAAATTTTGATCCTCCCAATAACAAATAGAATAAGGATTAATGTGCTGGAGACAATATCCAGAAACATATGCTATCAAGACCCAAGAGAGATTTTAACACATGGACAGCAAAAGAATGATTCAATAAAGGCATGTTTGTATTCAGGAAAAAAACTTCCAGGCTCTAGAGTTTCAATCCACATAACTATGGACAAGACAAAATGGGGCCCATCATTCGTCCCTATACAATTTTTGTATTTGTTCACACCATTCTCTAAGGAGCTTGGAAATTCATTTAAATTTATCACTGATATACTGATAAAACATCAAAATAAAAAATGCTGTTTGCCTGATAGGCTATTAAAAGCATGGTATAAGGATGAAGACAACAGATATCGACACAAAGATTCAAATTTACAAGAGATAAAACTAAAATTTCTAAAAGATAGGAAAATAATATTCAAGAATCATTCTAACATGGGACAAGGCATTCTTCATTTCACCTCTTCATACTTGCATCTTGCAATGGTACAATTCAGGGATGAGCTGTATAAGAAGCTATGCCTTAAAGAGGGGCTGGATTATGAAGACCATTTTGATCTCCTGTCTTCTGATGATTCATACACACTATTCTGCCCAGAGATAAGTAAAACCAATAAAGGGGCATATGTGTTAAATAAACTAAGTCTGTTCTTAAAAGCTCAACGGGTGTCAGAACTATTGTTTAATTGTAGAACATCCATGGTAAAGTCAAGCATAAATCCTCTGATTGGAGAATTTAATTCACTGTTTTTGTCCAACATGACTTTTATGCCAACTTTAATGAAATTTGCTTTAGCGTCTGTTCATCCAGTTAATACAGACTCCTTCTTTAGAATGGTCAAGGAGTCTTATAGTTCCTCAAGACAGATTGTGGAGAATGGAGGAGGGTTAGATCTATATTTGTTGTCTGCTTTATTCAACAAGAGGTATTGTGAAACAATATATCATACTAGTGAAAAGGGAGTTAATAATCTTAAAGATTTAGGTCTAAATCATGTTCCTTATCATATGGGTTTATTTCCTATATTTTCACCACCATTAATGGTCATGTTTGGACCAGATTATTATAATTACTTGCTGTACAAGAAACATTTCCCTTTCATGAGTGAGAGAGAGAAAGGCTTCTTCAAAGCCTCACATAAAATAATAAAGGGTGGTTTGGTGGAGTCGTTGGCAGAATTTGAGGAAGGGGATACTGTCTTGGGTGGATTGCTGAGGATCGAAGCAAAATTAGGGCCTATAAAACAATTGCAGAGGATAAGAGATGAATGTAAGTGGAAGAAAGAATTTCTTGAAGAAGAAGTAGAAAAGAATCCGTTAATGATTCTTAAAAGGCCTGAAAATTTGAGTGAGACTATATTCAAGACTGTTCATAAGCTATATACTAAAGGGTCATCTGAAGCTTTAAAGAATATTGCAGCATCAATCTATTATGGTAGAGTTGCTGCTAGCTCCACAGCAAATGCCTATTATATTCCTGGGGTGGAAGAAGTGACCACATATAAGAAATGTCTAGAAAAATTGTGTTCTGAACCCACTGACATAACCAATTTTGATGAGCACATAAAATTTCTATATCCCAGGTCCAGTGAATATGATAGTTTTATCAATTTAGAAGAACCTAAATTAGATTTTGCCCCAAGGAACCCATTCGAAATACAGACAGTTCATAGTCTACACACTCATAAAGTTCACACTAAACTGAACATGTCAGTCCCTTCAATATTAGAGGCTCTGTGGATGAATAAGAGGGTTAAGGAGGGTGAAGAGAGCTTGTTTAGAAGAGACTGTGACATAATAATGACATTTTTCCCCTTGATCAGACAATCCTTGAAAGAAACATTGGATCAATTTAGTGGCGATCCTAAGGACAAATTGAAAGGATTGTTGATGCTCATATTAAAACTTTATTCACTCAGAGACAGAGTTTTCAAAGGGGTGGTGTATGGAAACTCATCATCTGATTTAATAAGGACTTATGAAAATTTGATTGAATTAAAT